GTTTTAGCATATCTACACCGGTGCTGAAAATATCCGGATCCAATCCCGTAACTGTGGCAATCAATGTCCAGACCATCTTAGCCGCCGCAGCAGCTATCTGCGGAAAGTTCATGATTAATCCTTTGGCTATCTCGCCGATGACTTTCGCGCCAAACTCCAAAAATTCGGGCAATTTTTCTATGGCGGTATCTACCATATTGCCGATGCCCTCTTCCAGCGCTTCATCCGCACCGTCTACCCCGTTTATAAAATCGTTAAATCCGTCAATTATTTGCACGATAGACGGCAGGAAATCTGCCAACAGTCCGTTTTTCACATCCTGCACCGTACCGCCAAGGTTGGCCAAGCTTTCGTCTAACTGCGCCTGCAAATCGCGCGCGGTCATGATTCCGGCATTGTTTTCCTCGTAGGCTGCCGCCGCGTCCTCATAGGTTGCCGCCAGCGTTTCGGTGATTAATGCATTCCTTTCCTGCTCCGTGCCCAGCGCGGCCAACTTTTCGTTAAATTCATCCTCGGAAATACCGACCCAGTTTAACGCGTCAGCTAAGACACCTGTTACCGTGCCGACCTTAGCCGTTTCGTTAGATGCCTCGATTAGTGAATTTATCGGCAAACTATCGCCAAAAGTAGCCATAACACCGGTAGCCGTGCGCGTCCATTTGTCGACATCCTGCTCATTTTCCGCTAATTGTGCCAAAAGCTGCGTACTTTCTGCCGCCGTATCGCTGTCACCCAGGATTTTATAAAAATCCTTGTACGCCTTACGCGCGCTTTCGCTGCTCTTGCCGCTGGTCGTAAATGCACTGTCGACTTTGCTTAAATTCTCGCGCACTTCCTCGGTAGCCTCATCTAAATTGATAAAAGACCCGGCGATATTAGCGACTGCCCCTGCGACCGCCGAGGCGGCATTGGCCAAGACATTACCGGCGAAAATATCTTTTAACGATGTTCCGATTTTGCCGCTCGCGTCCTCGACATCATCTAAACTATCGCCCAGTTTATCTGCCGCTCCGCTTAAATTTGCAAAATCTGTTTTGCTTTTCTGCAATTCCGTCGCAGTTTTATTGATCTGCGTTTTCAAATTCATCGCGGCCGTTAGCTGTTTGTTATATGCATCTTGCGCTTTCCCGGCCTCAACCGAATTGTCGCCAAACTCTTTTTTAGCCGCGTCTAATGCCGCGCCGAGATCTCCCAATCTGCCTACTGACCGTTCATACTGCGTATTCATCAGCTTCAGCTTATCTTCTTGCTTCGCCATGATTTTTTCCAAAGCCTCGCCCTGCTTGGCGTTCTTTTCTTGGCTGTCGCTCATATCATCCATGCTGGCTGCTGTCAAATCCATTTCGCTTTTCATGGCTTTTAATTCGCTGTCTATCGCCTTTAGGCTGTCCCGATATTGCTTTTCGCCGTCTATTTCTATCTTCGCACCGATATCCGCCTTATCTGCCAAAAGTCTCACCTCCTTACTTTAAAAAATAAGGGCTATGCTCATTAGACATAGCCCTATCTATACTCCATCAGTTCCCAGAAGTCTTTCTCCCGCCTTTTCTGCTTAGCCTCGCCGTTCATAATCTGCTTGATTGCTATATAGTCTAATACTTCCCCCCATGGTAGCAGCCAAGCATGGTCATAGTCTAATCCTGCCTGCATTCCCTGCCATGCCAGCCACGACATCGTATCTATTTCGATGCTTCTGCCGTGGCTTCGGGGTTTGGGCTTACTTCTACCTCGCGCTCCATGCTCAATCGCGCCGTTTCGCCGACTTTAGCCATCATCGGTGCAAAATCCGCTATATCTAACCCATACTCCAGCTCTTCTTGACTTAGCGGCTCGGGATTTTTCATGCCGTTAAGCTTAGCGTATTTCGCACCGCAGTCCATCATCTCGGCTAAAATGATAATTGCATCGCAAACGTCTGGCTTAGCCATTGCTTTGCTTGCGTTTTCTAAACTTCCGTAGCGCTCGGATAAATTTGCGATGCCTTTTAGCGATAAGCACAAAATGTACTCTTTCCCTTTTAGTTCAATTGTCGTTGTACGCATTTTTATCCCCCTTAGGCTGTGATATTTAGAAAACTATTGAGCAGTGCCTCTGCCTCCGCCTCGCTGTCTAACGGGCTCGACATTCTGCGCCATTCATGTTTGGCAGTATCGTCGCGCATCAGCGTTGCGGTGATTTCGGGCGTTTGCCATTCGATTGTTTCGCCCTGAGTCGTCAGCGCATCGCCCAAATTTTGAAATTGGATTTTCGGATAAACGATCGCCACCCATTTTGTTTGATTGTTAATCTGCTTTTTCCCGATTGCTCCGAAACCCACATACGGCGTTTCCTGATCGTCGTTAAACAGCAGCCATTTTGCGTCAGCCGTAGTCACCGCATCTACTCCGGTAATTGCGCTTTCGGCCACGCCTAAAATCGCCGCCATCGGTGCAGGCAGTAAATCATCGGTATTTAGTGTCAGCGTACCTCCGCCGAAACTGTTTGCACTCTCGGCCGCCCCATTATCGGCGTATAAAATATTCGTATCTCCGCCGTCTAAAGACATATCCAGCGATACCGCTTTTCCGATCACCGCCCCGCCGGAATAGGTAACGGTCGTGCCGTTATTTTTATAGATTGCATATTTCGGCTTACTCAAACCTATATTTGCCATTATTTATTCACCCTTTCATGATTTTCTCTATCTCTTCGTTAAACGTTTCCTGCATTGCCGTCTGCGCCTGCTTGCGTGCTTTGCGGACCGCAATTTTTACGAAATCATACTTCCCGCCGCGCCAGCTCACGCCCTTAGCCACCACGCGGGCGATCATTGCATTCGGCTGTCCTTTGGCGCGGTATTTACCCACGCGCAGTTCGTTGTAGCCGTTAAAACCTATGCGCGTGTTTGTTTTTCCGCTCTCAGTTATGATGTGGGCGATACCTAAACCGTCTTTTAATCCCTCGCGCTGGACACGGTTTAAAAGGCTGTTTGGGATCTGGTCGATTTCGGCGCGGATTGCATTTGCTGTAGCGTCGGCACCGCTATAAACGACTTTAGTCGATATGCCTACCATATCGGCGTTGAGTGCCTCGATTTTCGCGATATACTCAGTCAATCCGTTATAGCTCATTTTTGCCATTACCCGAGCACCTCCCAGTCCCAGGAATGGTGATAAAATCCCGTATCTTCCTCATACTCGATAAAGGTATAGCTGTAGCTGATTTCCGCTTTGTCGAATGCTGCGCCCAACTCCTCTACCCACGGGTCAAACTCGATTTTAGTATATAAATCCGTCGAGCCTTGCATAGCGCGCTCCGCATGATTATTGCTCGCACGAAGCACATTCTCTCCGTCCTCCTGCCAGACGAAATAGCGCTCGCTGTTCAGCCTCCTGACATGGCTTACGCTGTCCGTCACCTCGCGGTGGACAGCAATTATTTTTTCATACCACGTCACCCCTTAGCACCTCCCTGCTCGATACGCACTAAAGCGATATCCAAGCTCGGAGGATACGCATCATCGGCGCTTTGCACACTCTCCACCCGATACCACACGCCGTTTTCCGTTTGGGCTTGATCACGGTTCGTAACCTCTATCCTGCTCCTCGGTACGCGGATGACGCGCTCGATTTCCGTTTGCAGCTGCTTCGCCTGATACAGGCGGTTGATGCCTAACCGCTGCTCCTGATAGCGCAATGTTACTTTCAGCGTCCTCTTTTCCGCAGGTGCATAGCCGGGCGCTGCCTCATCTGTCACGGCGTAAATTTTCACTACCCCGTCGCCAAAGTTCTGCGTGATTTCGTTATTCACCCGATACGGCATTTTCTGCGGCATACTTTTTCACCAGCCTTTCATGGCGCATAGCTAAAAGTTGGTCTAAATAATTTGTTTCAAACACATCTAACGCACTTGAATAGCCGTAGCGTACATATTCCAGCAGTAACGTCCGCGGCATTCCGTCAGCCTCATAGTCTAAAACTCCGCCGCCTTTTAGATCCAAGTAAGCCGTCCCGGAAGCAATCAAGCCACAGACTTTATCGTCCGTGGCTTGATCATTCCAAGTGATATTCAGATAGTTTTCGGCCGCCGCCAAAAGCTCGGGCGGTACTTCGTTACGTTTAATCATTACGATTTAGTAACCGTCACAGTGTATTTTTTCGTGGTAGTGCCGTCTTTGGCGGTGACGGTGATTTCTACCGTGTTGGAGCCGCTCTTCCACGTAGCCGCCGTGCCGTTAGCGATAACTTCATCGTTGACCTTGACCTCGATCGTTGCCCCAGCATTATTCGGCACCGCATTAATTACGTTGCTGCCATTGGTCGTAGCTGCCGTATAGGTTGTAGTTCCTGCCGCAAAGTTCGGCGACAAAGCCAACGCCCCGATTTTCAAACTGGACAAAGTAGCGTCTGCCGACGGATCCGGTGCAGTCACTTGCTCCACTTTCAGCACTGCCGCGCGCAAGTTGCTGATATCAAGATAAGCAAAAGCGTTATTATCAATCGGAAAACCGTTAGCATACAGCTTGATAACGTATACGCGGTTGTCCTCTAAAAACTGGTACTGGTCGCTGTACTCGATACGGCCGTCTTTGCTGCTCATGCCGACAGCGGCGAAGTATTTATAGGCCATGCCTAAAACCGCCTCACCCGGTTTGACTGCCGCCGTCTGGATGATTTCCATCGGGTAGGGCAATACATCATTGCGGTAGCTGCCGTCTGGTGCCATGAGCGTAGTTGCAGGCATGATCTTGCTGAAATAATCAGCCGGATTAACCAACAAAATGACATCGCGCACTTCACGCGGTTTGCCGTTCGGATCCACCGCTAAAAGGCTTAGTAAATTGCCGATAGTTTCCGCAGAAAAATCATTGACCGTTACTTTGGCTTTGGCAGGATATTTGCCGCCTACTACCGCCGCATTTTCGGATACATCGCGGATCATGCCGATCGGTTCATCTTTGCCGGTGCCGTTCACGATACCGTTCTCCAAACCATTCGCCAGCATTTCATATAAAACCTGACGAACGAAATTATCCAGCCATTCATAGCCTAAATCCAGATTTGCTTTGCAGACAGGGAGAAATGCCGAAAGTTTAAGCAAGCCTGTATCTACTTCTTTAAACCCGCTCATCGCCTCCTGCACAATTTCTGAGCACAGAGTACCCCAGCGTGCCTCTTGGTAGCCGTTAGTGTTCAAATACATACGGATCGCGCCGCCTGTCTGGAGAAATCCGACCTTGGCCAAAAGCGGATGTCTGGTCTGCAATTCATCGAACACCGAGTCGATGATCGTTTCCGGCATGATGACATCGGTCAACCCCATTTTGGGATTAGCCAACTTGCTTGCGTCTCTCAGCGCCTGATAAAACTTCTTTTCTGCGCTGGTGAGCTGGCGCACGCCGCGAGCCTGCAAAATCTTTTCATCTTGCTGATCGATCACGCTTGCCATGTGCTCTTCATACTCCCTGCGCACATCTTGGCCGACAGCCTCCATTAGCTGTTCCAGTGCCTTAGCATATGCCTCAGGATCGTTATCTTTGAATGCCTGCATCATCAGGGCATTGGCCTGCTCTTTGGCAGTGTTTTTGTCGTCATTGTTTCTCATTTTTTCAATCCTCCTGTTTTTTCGCATAATTTAAGCCGGCCAAAGTTTGAAACAAGGTCGGCTTTACTTCTTTATTTTTTTCTTTCACTTCTTTGCTTTCTTTTTTGATCTCTTCTTGCAAACTTTGCATTTGTGCTTTTAGGCTCTGGCGGATTTTTAAGCTTTGCTCTAAATTCAAATTTGCCTTTTTGAGCATTGCCTCGGCTCCGCTCATGTCAGCCACTTTATCGCTTAGCTTGTCGGCCAGTCCCATGCGCACGCAGTCCTCGGCAGTTAGCCAAGTCTCCGCGTCCATCATTTGCGCCAGTTCTTCCTCGGTGAGTTTCTCCCCGGCTTTATTTAGATATGCCGTGCGGTTTGCTTTGCCGATGACTTCTAAATCCTCGGCGGCTTTTCTTAATTCCGCCGCATTGCCCGCTGTATACATCCACGGATTATGGATCATCATCAAGGCATTACTTGGCATGATGACCTCATCGCCAGCCATAGCGATAACCGAGGCGATCGAGCAGGCGAAACCGTCTACATACACTGTCTTTTTGCCGCCATGACGTTTCAACTGGTTGTAGATAGCTGTTCCCTCAAAGACGCTGCCGCCGTAGGAATTGATGTAAATATTTAAATCGGCATTCGGATACTTGGCCAACTCATTGCGAAAATGATTAGCGCTGGTTTCGCTTTTGATGACCTCCTCAGTCCACCAGTCGTAGCCGTCGCTTTCGACATCACCGTAGATATATATATCTACAGCGTTTCCCTCGGCTTGCTGTTTTATCTCCCACATTTTTTTATACATTTACTCACCCCCTCCCATTGGTGTCGTCGCTTGCTCCACTGTGCTGAAATTTTTAGTAATGTAATACTGGTTTGCCCACTCCTCGTTTATCACGGCTTGTCCGGCAGCACGGCGCACATCGTTGATACTAAACGCACCCGAGCCGATTAATTTTTCGATATTAGTCGCATTACCAAATATATCGAAATGGCGGATATTTGATGTGTCGATTCGGATATAGTCCCCGCGTTTCCATGCGTCATAGCCGTAGCGTTTGCGGTTGATCTCCTCCTGCAGCTGATCGCACAGAGGATCGATACATACCGTGAGCCATCGCTCCATGGCGTCAGCAGTGCCTGCGACATCACCAAAAAGCAAAACAGGCGGGATATTAAAACATCTCGCCGCCAGCGTAAAAATATCATTGACCAAAGACCTGATGTCCGCACTGTCACCGCCTGCGCTACTTTCGGTCATATCCGTGTAGGTATAGCCGTCAAACTCCGGCAGGATTGCGCGGTCGTTTGTCAAGAAAGGCTTGATCTGCTTTTCGACCATCTTGGCGAAATTGCCGTCGAAATCTTCATCACCCTGCGCCATACGATCGACATGGACTTTCAGCCGCGGATTATGACTGCGCCTGTAGTAGTTTTCCGCCGCCTGATACAGTCGGGCATAGCTTTGGTTCATCATGTCCAGATATATTTTTATATCCTGACTGTTCAGTTTGAAATGCAGCACATCGCGTTCTTTAAAATTTTTGTGATAGTCTAAAGTGTCTACCACGACCCCGCTGTAGACATTCTCTTTCTCGGCGTACTCCTCCACCGCGAAACTATCCGCGACTAAAAGCATTTCATCATCACTGCCGCGCTTTTTTACGCTGATGACCAGCGCCTCATTATCGCTGTATAGTTTATAAATCAGCTTGTGCAGAAAAACTGTGCTGTTTTGGTTGATGTTTGGCTCGATATTAAATGTGTAAAATTCTTTTTCTTGGATTTCTTCATTCCCGCGATAAGTCTTAAACTCCACTTTTCCTATCGCATTAGCGATCAAAGATACGCAAGTGTTAAACGCCAGCTCGCGCAGTCCGAAATCCACGACCGCATTTTCTAAATCCAAATTGCAAAATTCCAGCGTTTTATCGTCGCTTTTTGGTTTTCCCAAAAGCCAATCTTTAATTGATATTCCCACTATCTCACCTCCTTAAAATGCTATTGCTCCGATCGGCGGCAGGCTGACCGCTCTACTTATCAGCACATCTTCGCAGCACATGGATGCCGCCAGCGCCATAAACGGATCCGTTTTGCGGCTTTTGGCCTCGATTTTTCCGTAAACAAAATTTCCTGTATCTGCACCGATATTGCGGCTGGACCGCATACGTTTCGTATTATTGACCGCCCAGCGCAGGCAGGGATTATCTCCCCAGACAAATAGATTTCTGTTAAAACATTCTTGCACCACCGGTTCTACCTGCATGATGTCGCTCGGCCGAATTAGTTTTACTTTTGTTTTATCCCGCGCGTCAAATCCTATCTTGCGCAGGCTCTCTGCCATGAGCGTATGCCTAAAAGTATCCATCGCCACCATGCGGACGTTATACTTGGCAGACATTTTTTTAATATATTCGCATAATAAATCCGGATGAATGCTGACATCATCCACCACCGTGATTAGCCCTTTTTCTGCCCATTCTTTCCACGGTGCCTTGACACGGTGCAAATCCTTGCTGTTTAGGCACATCCACGCATGATTTATGTCATAGCGCTTATCGCCTATTTTGAAATGCAGATTAACCGCCGCCCAGTCTGTCAGCTCCGCATAGTCTATCCCTGCGGTGCAGCTTTGGCGTGTGAGATCAGGCAGCGCCACATTAGTAGCCTTGATATTTTCATAGTCGGTTACCGCAATTTCCAAATCCGCTCTCGGCAGATTAAAGCGTTTGGTATACAGATTTATCTTGACGATATCATCAAACTGCGCCTCGAGGTTCTCTTGCTCCATCTGGATTTGTAGATTAGGCAGATACGGCAGCGACGGATTTGCCTTTACCCATTTATCCTTATCCTGTGCCTCTGCATCGTTATCCAGCTTGTAAATTAAAGGGCATAGTCTGCTGCCCTTTATCTCGCCGTCTAAAACACCTCGGGCGATACGCAGCTTTTCGTCCAGCACGCCGTCGCGGACATAGCCGTTAGTCGTGATACTGAAAATCCGTGAGTGTTTTCTCTTACCAAATCCGGACTTAAAAACGCCGATGATACTGCCGTCTTGATACTCGTGTATTTCATCGAAAACCAAGCACGCCGAGCGTTTGCCGTCTTTGGTTTTGGCATTCGCTGTATTAAATTTTATATATGAATTTGT